TAAAATTAGCACCAAGCAAAAATTATATTGAATGGTTTCAAGACTTTGAGCAAAATATACTTTCTAATTTAGAAACTAGGACGTGGCCAACTGCAAAAGAAATAAGTAAATCGGCAAAAGCAATATCACCAAAGCGGCCTGAATTTAGAGAATTATCACCTGAAAAGTATCAACCTAATGAACTTAAAATTAACGCCGATAGAATAAATAACGGTGAGCCAGTAGGCGAAAATTATGTTTTTGGTTCACTTGCTGAACAGATGGTAAGGGTTGGCCTTGTTGCAGAAAAACAACTAGAGCCATATAAAGAATACTTGAAACGTATGAAAAATGATTAGATTATGTTACACAGGTAGCGAGGTCACGAACTCCTCCCTGTTCGATATTGTTCCGCTTTATACTGCTTTTTTACGGACTCAATACCTCGCCAACTTTCCCCTGCCTTGCGCGGGGGACTTTTTTCAGTATAATACAAATTAACAGAAAGGGCGCACCCATGCACGATGGACGGTCTTGGCCTGCTGATAAGGTTGAGCGCAGAGACATAAAAACGCTAATACCTTATGCACGAAACAGTCGCACCCATAGCGATGAGCAAATCACACAGATAGCGGCAAGCATTAAAGAATGGGGGTTTACCAACCCTATTCTAGTCGATGCTCAAAACGAAATTATAGCGGGTCATGGCAGATTACTTGCGGCCAAAAAATTAAATTTAAAAGAAGTTCCTTGCATACAAGCCGATGATTGGTCTGATGCACAGAAGCAAGCATATGTAATAGCTGACAACAAATTAGCATTAAATGCGGGTTGGGACGAAGAACTTTTAAAAATAGAATTTAAAGAACTTACTGATTTAAATTTTGATGTAGAATTAACAGGGTTTAGTTTAGATGAACTTAGCAACCTGTTTCACGAGCCAAAAACATATGACGATTACGAGCAAGGCAAATTAACAAAAGTTTATGGGCAACCACCCTTTAGCGTTTTAGATACAAAAAAAGGCGATTGGGTAGAACGTAAAAAATACTGGCGTGACTTAATTGGTGATTTTGGTGAAAGCCGCGAAGGTAAATTAGCCAGTAATAATCTAATGGCAGAGTTAAATAGTGGTGTAAGTATTTTAGACCCTGTTTTAGCAGAAATAATAGTGCATTGGTTTGGTTTTGAAGGTGGGCAAGTGTTTGACCCTTTTGCGGGTGATACCGTTTTCGGCTTTGTTTCTGGTTATAAAGGTATGAACTTTCAGGGAATAGAACTTAGGCAAGAACAGGCAGATTTAAACCAACAGCGATGCGATAAATCTAAATTACCGTGTGTCTACTACACGGACACAAGCGAAAACATGGATGACTACATAGAAAACGAAAGTGTAGATTTAGTGTTTAGTTGCCCCCCATATGCAGATTTAGAAGTTTATAGCGATGACCCAAACGATTTAAGCAATATGAGCCACGATGACTTTTTTATGGTTTATAAAAGAATATTACAAAAAACTTATTCTAAATTAAAAAATAACCGTTTTGCAGTTATTGTAATGGGCGAAGTAAGAAACAAAAAAGGCCAGTACATCGGCACTATTCCTAAAACAATAGAAATAATGGAAGGCGCAGGCTATAAATATTACAACGAAATTATTTTAGTAAACAGCGTTGGAACACTTGCATTGCGCTCTGGCAAACAAATGCAGGCTAGTAGAAAAGTCGGCAAAATTCATCAAAATGTGCTTGTGTTTGTAAAAGGTGACGCCAGTGTTGCCGCCGATGAACTAGGCGAAATAGAAATAAATTTAGAGGAAGCAGATGGAGACTAAGGGCGAACATATTATCGCTGACGTTTGGTTGGAAGAATATCCTGACCACATAAAAGATTTGCAAGCAAACATTTCTGAAGCATTAACAGAATATTTAACGGTAATAGATTTTAAACTACATGAATTTAATGATTATGCTTTCACGGCTGTTTGGCTTTTGTCAGAAAGTCATTTTAGCATACATACCTATCCAGAACGTAATTATGTAAGCATAGATTTATATACTTGTGGGGAACGGCCTGATACCGCCTTAAAAATTGTTGGCGATATTCTTGGCCTTTTTGTAGTTAAAGAAGCTAAAATAAAGGTACTAAGTCGTGGCTAAATTAAGCGTTATGCAAATGTGCGCTGTTACCAAGGTCGTTTACTGCATAAATCATAGTGCGGGTATCTTGGTAAGTGTCAGCATACCTAATAGCATCGGCATACTTAGTAAAGTCGCTTCTAGTACGGTTGCGGCCAAAGCCTCTTACTGCCGTAAAATATATAGCAGTGTCAAAACAAAATTGGCTATGTGTGTCTTCAAAGTGCATTGTAATACTCCTTATTGCTGTAAACTATACTATAACAAAACGTAAAGTATGTAAATATGGAAAATAAAAAAAATGTAGGCGGTAGACCAAAAATAGTTTTAACGGACGAGCAAAAACGTGAAGTTGAAACATTAGCGGCAGTTTTAACAACAGAACAAATAGCTGATTATTTCAGTATAAGCAGGCGTGTTTTTTTCGATATATTAGAAAGGGATGAAGAAGTTTCTGCACTATATAAAAAGGGAAAAGCTAGGGCTGTTGGATTTGTGGCGCAAAATTTAATCCAAAAAGCTAGGTCTGGTGACTTGGGCGCACAAATATTTTATTTAAAAACTAGGGCAGGGTGGAAAGAAACGCAACGCATCGAAGGCGCAGGCGACACAGGCGAACACGTTATAGCTTATAAGTGGTTGGACGATGACGACGAGGACGATTAACTACCGCCCCCGAAAGCTAGTAAAAAGTTTTCATAAACGCGAAGAAAGATTTGCTGTAATTGTTGCCCATCGTAGGTTTGGAAAAACAGTTGCCGCTATAAATGATTTAATAAAAACGGCACTAACCACAGACCGCAAAAATGTCAGGGTTGCTTACATTGCGCCATACTACCGCCAAGCCAAAGCAATAGCTTGGGACTACCTGTTAGAATATACACAAGACGTTGAAGGTGTTGTTTACAATACTTCTGAGCTTCGTGCCGACTTTCCTAATGGGGCTAGATTTAGACTGTTTGGAGCAGATAATTATGACGCAATGCGTGGTTTATATTTTGATAGTGTTGTACTAGACGAGCCTGCGGACTTTCCTGCAAACGCTTGGCCAACTGTAATAAGGCCATCTTTGGCAGATAGGCAGGGTAAAGCTACATTTATAGGAACGCCCAAAGGTAAAAATGAATTTTGGGAAATTTATAACAACGCACAAAACAACGATAAATGGTTCTGCGCGATGTATAAAGCAGACGAAACAGAAATACTTGACAAAGAAGAATTAGAAGAAGCAAAATTAACTATGGGCGAGGATAGGTTTGCCCAAGAATTTCTTTGTAGTTTCGAGGCGGCTATACAAGGTGCGTATTACGCTGTCGAAATGAAAAAAGCTAAAGAAGAAAATAGAGTTACATCAGTTCCTTATGACCCTGCGGTTTCAGTTATTACGAGTTTTGATTTAGGCATTGGCGACAGCACGGCGATTTGGTTTGCACAATTTGTAGGACAAGAAATACACCTTATAGATTATTATGAAAATAGTGGTGTTGGGTTAGACCATTATGCTAAAGTGTTACATGATAAAGGCTATCATTACGAAACGCATATTTTGCCGCACGATGTAAAAGTTAAAGAATTAGGCACTGGCAAAAGTCGTTTAGAAACTTTAGATAATTTGGGAATAAGAAATATTGAAATAGCACCAAAGTTAAGTGTTGATGATGGGGTGCAAGCCTCACGTTCCATGCTAAATAAATGTTGGTTTGACGAAAAAAAATGCGAACGGGGTATAGAAGCCTTGTTGCAATACCGTAGAGAATTTGATGAAAAACTTAAATCTTGGCGTGGCAGACCATTGCACGATTGGACATCACATGGCGCAGACAGCTTTAGATATTTAGCTGTTGGTTATAGGCCGAACATAAATTGGGGCGAACCAATAAAACGTAATCTTAAAGGTATAGCGTAATTAAAAATAATATGTTATATAAGTTTTAATGTTGACAACATTATTAGAATAAATAAAACAAAAGGAATATAAATGCCCTACGGTAAAAAACGAAAAGGCAAGAAAAAATAAAGTCGAAAGACATTAAATTTAAACGTATAGGAGTTAGAAATTATATTATATTTATTTCTAGCCACCCTAAAAAAATCACACATTATTGTTGCAAAAAAGGCGAATAAATGGCTTTTTCCAATTATACGGATTTGCAAGCTTCATTAGCTGAATGGTTAAATAGAAGCGATTTAACAACAGTTATTCCAGATTTTATAAAATTAGCCGAAGCTGATATGAACGATAAGTTACGACATTGGCGAATGGAAAATAGAGCAACAGCGGTAGCAAATTCACAATTTACAGCTATACCAACCGATTTTGTTGAACCAATACGGTTACATTTAGAAACTGACCAAAGAGCTATAGAACTTGTTTCGGTTAATGAAATACAAAGGCTTAGACAGGCAAATGCAGATATTACTGGTGAGCCTGTTAATTACGCTATTGTTCAAGGCGAAATAGAATTATTCCCAAAACCTGACGCTTCATATAATTTAGAATTATATTATTATGCCAAAATACCTTCATTAAGTGGAACTCAAACAACAAATGCAATATTAACAAATTTCCCTAATGTTTATTTATATGGTTCGTTAGTTCATGCCGCACCATTTTTAGGAGAAGATGCTAGAACGCAAACATGGGCATCTTTATATCAAAGTGCTATAACTGTAATAAATAACGCCAGTGATGGAGCAAAAACTAATTCTAGTGGGCGCAGAATAAAGATTAGGAGCTACTAATGGCGACTATTGTTAAACGTGCAGTCAAAGGCGCTCCGCTTACGCATGATGAAGTTGACGCTAACTTTGAAAATCTAAATACAGATTTAACAGGTAAGATTGGCGCTACTGGTGGCACAGTAAACGATGATGCTATTGTAAACTTTGGTAATAGCACTGATTTACAGATTTATCACAACACAACTGGCAACGATGGTTACATTAAAAACAACACTGGTGAGTTATATATTCGTGGTGATAATATTACTCTTGGTGCGGTAGACGCAACAAGCCCAACATTTATTACAATGGACGAGAATGGCGCTGTTGAGTTATTTTTTAACAATAGTAAGAAATTAGAAACAACAACGGATGGTGTTACGGTAAACGGTGCATTAACTGTTACTGGTGGATTTACTACAGCAAGCCTTACTGTTTCTGGTGCGCTGAGTGCTGACAGTTTAACAGCTACAAATGCTCTTACATCTGGTTCGGTTGTAACAGGATTAATTACGGCTAGTGGGATGGTGACAAGCGCAGGGCTTACGTCAACTGGCGATGTATCGGTAACAGGTAATGTGACAGCAAGCGGAGATATGTCTGCAAGCGGTATTACTGCAACATCTGTTACTTCAACAGGAAATATTAGTGGTTCGGCTATATCGGCTACCACAGTGACAACAACAGGCGATATTACGTCTGGAAGTAATGTTATTGCTACTGGAAGTATTACTTCTGATAGCATAGCAGCAAATGGTTCCATCTCTGGTGGGGCTATCAGTTCAACAGGTGCGATAACGTCTAATGGCGGTATTAATTCTGTTGGCAATGTGACTGTAACTGGAGCGTTAAGTGTGACAGATGCAGAAACAACTAGGTCAAACCTCGATGTCGATAGGGCAGGCGAGGCATTGGCATTCAGTATAGCCTTGGGTTAAAAGAAAAGGAGAAAATCATGGCTGACGCAGCGAAAGCTACAATGGAAGTTACAGTCCTTCCAGATGAGATTGCAAAAACATTCTCAGCGACAATGACTGTCACACCCGAAGATGCAAACGACAAGTGGTATTACAAGCTATCTTCAGTAAACAACACAAGCTCAGACCTTATTGCAGGACATTTTTTAGATTATACTGCACAAGACAGTTCAACGGCCCCTACGGCTGTAGCAGGCACAGATAAAATTAAGTTTCTATACATCAAGAATGTAGATGGAAACGGTGGCTCTGTTTATGTTTGTTTTGACGCAGGAACGGCAACATCAACTCTTGGTGACGCTGTTACAATAGGTCCAAACGAGGCTTTTGCGGCACGTTTACCAAATACAACGGTTGCAGAAGTTCACGCTATTTCGTCAGCATCTACTGTTGAGTGTGTTGTTTGCGCTTTGCTTGACGACATCTAAGTAAGAGGTAAGCACATATGGCTAATACGTTTAAAAACTACACAGCGGCTTCAGTCGGTCAGTCTGAAGAAACTGTATATCAAGTTCCGCAAGGAACAACGGCAGTGGTTATTGGATGTAATTTAGCCAATGTGCATACCGCTCAAGTAAAAATATCTGTCAAGGCTGCATATGTTCATTTGGTTAAAGATGTACCTTTGCCAAGCGGTGCAGCCTTGTCAGTTCTTGATGGAAAAGTTATTCTACAAGAGGGAAATACGGTCACGATAGAAAGTGACACAGATAAATCGGTTGATGTTATTTTGAGTGTTCTGGAGCAAACATGAGTAAGCAGAACGAATTAGTTCAGTTTTCTAGGGGCGCATCAGGTGGTGGGTCAAAGAACCTTATAATTAATGGTGGGCAACAAATTTGGCAAAGGGCTACGGCAACTACAACAGTTACTAATAGTGGTTATAATACTGTAGATAGGTTTAGATATTATGTAAGTGGTGGTGGGGCTTATACTTCAACTAGGTCAACTGATGTTCCAAGTGGTCAAGGTTTTAGCTACTCTAATAAACTTGACGTTACGACAGCAGATACAAGCCTTGCTAGTTCTGATTATTATTCTTTTAGACAAAGAATTGAAGCACAAAATCTTGCTAGACTTGCATACGGAACAAGTGGAGCAAAAACAATTACGTTAAGTTTTTGGATTAAGTCTAATAAAACTGGAATTTACACTATACAATTATATAAGTTTGATAATACAAATTACACTTATGTTAAAGAGTACACTATTAATTCTGCTAATACATGGGAAAAGAAAACAATCACAATAAACCCTACTGCTGGTAGCACAACTTTAATTACAAATTCTGGCGGTGCCATAGATGTAGATAATGGTATTGGTTTACAAGTAACTTTTAATTTATCAATGGGTAATACTTATACAGGCGCAACTAATGATGCTTGGTCTGCTAATGGCAATCATGCAACAACTACAAATGCTATTAACTGGATGGATAGTACAAGTAATAATTTATATCTAACAGGCGTTCAGTTAGAGGCTAACGATACCAGTACGGATTTCGAATTTGAAAATTACGGAACAACTTTATCCAAGTGTCAAAGGTA